GCGAGTCATCATTATACATGTAGAACTACTTCACCTGTTGTTTGTGAAAGGTGAACTGTAGTTGCGCACTTGCGCCCCTTTTATGGTAATTGTAGCGTTTCACATTACGCCACGAGAGGTGTTCTCATACCGTCATAATCTCTCTGATATATCTTATCTACCTGTCGTGAATAGCACGTAAGACCAAGTCCGATGTTTGAGATTTGTTGTCTCAGTTGGGATATGTCTTCTTGTGTAAACTCATAACGAGCAAATAAGTTGTCATCAGAGAAAATATGTTTCTTTTCGTCCTGCACTCTGTGGTAGCATACTTCAATGACCTTATCAGTCGTCTTCGGATTCAACATTTGTATTAATTCATTAGAAATTCCGCCCAACAAGCCGTTCATCACTCCTGATTGGTGATTATACGCCTTGGTCACAATGTTTCCCTTACCGGGTAACGTGTACTTAGCTATTCCTGAGGCCCTAAAAACTGTGCCTAAATTTATAACTGGTTGATATTCTTGACAACATTCACATCTCACTGGGTTGTGTTTTAAAAATGTGCATTGCTCGAATCTACTATGTTCTTTTATCGTGACAATATACCCAAAACGGGCACAACTGTCGACAATACTTTGTTCATTTATATCATCAAGTTCTGCTATTATACAAAACATACATAACCATGCGAAAGTGTTTATTAAAGTCGTTAATGTACTACCTGACTGTAAGTACAAATCTAGTGGAGAAAATACCACTTTTTCCTTGCGATCGCCCGGATTGCTGAAACCACAATTTGTTCGAATCTGCGCCCGAAATACTTCCCTCATCGCTTCTGAGAAATTAAATACGTCAAACATCAACTCAAAAAATTCACTAGTATGGGAGGTGTCGCACGAACTTATATCCAAATCGTAGAATTTTCCTGTAACACTATCATATATGCCTGCGACGGCGTCATCTGAATATGCGTACAGTACAAATCTATATGGATTGTTCTGCATCTCCTTAAACATTTTGTGTAAACTTTTGTAATCTGATTTCTTTATATACTCGAATTTGCAATTCCTGTGGTATCTCGGCTTAGATAAGAATTCTTTTGCTGCTTCAGCTATATCGGCTCCTTGCAGCGACGCTGGACATCCTAAGTCAACAACGATCCGTCCTATTTTCCCGCTCTTCGCCCATTCCATCATTTTCTGTTTCCAAATTACTTTGTTGCCTCTTATCCATGCTTTTTGCGCGCATAGTCCTGTTTCTCCACAATCCTTCCAAGAGGATATACGTAATTTCTTTTTAACGTGTGGTTTAGGGACTAAATTAGTTGCGGCAGCAATCAAATCTTCGTGCCAGAAAAATCCTTGATCACGGTTCAACACGTGTCTAAACAATTCACGGTGTGCGTCAATAGCATGCCTTTGTGAATTGCGTAACGCGGCGTCGAGACCGAATATTTCGGGTTTTCTCACACACATCAATCTAATAAGTGCTTCTTGTAAATTATCCACGGAATTTTCAAGAATGACCGAATCATGGGCGAAATCCCATCCATACGATACTTTCCGTTGTCTTGCCTTAAACTTCTTACTCCGATCAAACCTTAAAAGGCCCGTCTCTACGTCGTAATACTGTTCTCCTTTTATTATCCTGAACCTTCCTGCGTTCTCATATCTCTTACCAATAACTCTAGTGCATGCCTCAATCTCCTTGTAACCGGTCCAATAAACGCCCTCAGGCATTGTGGGGTACTCAGTTATAATCGAAAATTTGAAGGCCTGTGCTTACTCTTGTACGGTCCTGTCTCTGTCTTATTGTCGACTCCAGATGATAATGGTATTGCTTGCGCATTCCTCGCTCCGGATATCATGCAGAGATTAATTATGTACATAATGGTGTTACTGGTTATCAAAATACGATTCTCTCTGAAGTATCCTCGGTTAATACCGGAAATAATATACTTGACTTGAGCAATTATAGCTTGATATACTACCTTTCCTGCGTCTGAAAAGGTTACTGGTCCTAATTGTTCTAAAACAGGATTGACCAATTCCTGATAAACTTCACCCTCAAAACATCCGCTGTATATGGGTAATTCGGTGATGGATAACGGTGTTGACATAGAAAATGAGTTTAGACCTAATAATCTTCCCCAAAAATTAACAGCAAAAGAGTCTATGCGTTCGGTTTCTGTATTACCTAACGCCGTTATGACGTCGTTGTTATCACTAAAAGTGATTTCATTTCGAGCATCAAACAACGTATATCCCAAAAGGATCGCAAAAGCCTTAAAAGCCATAGTGACATCTTGGTGATCCACCCCATTGTCAGTCCGCAAAACGTATATACGCTTTCTGACCGCTCTATAGGTGGGCTCATCGACGCCATCAGCTTCATGAAAGTGATCTTCTGGATGGTCCTCTTGTTCAACATCTTCTTCTGGGTCTACTACAGGTGGGTCGGCTAACGCAGCAGCTTGCGCCAGTGCGTTCTCCAACTCTTGTGCTATCCTTGCAGCTTCCTCAGCAATCCGTTCGGCTCGTTCTCTTTCAGCTTCCAACAACGCGTTCCGTTCAACCTCTCGTTGTGCCTCTTCTTCTTCTAAAATCATCCGTCTTTCCTGATACTGTTCCTCCAATTCGCGGCGAGCATCGTCGAGAGCTTGACGATTTCGTTCTCGTTCGTTTTGTAACTCTTGATACACACGATCTCGATATGCATTAAGGTACCTGCGATCATCGTTTATGTCGTCTTCCTTTCTGGCTCTTTTCCGCAAGTCGTCGTTCTCCTTCTCAGCTTTGATAATCTTCTCAAAAACTTCCTTCTCTAACTCTTCAAAGGCGGCTTGAATTTTAGCCATTTCTTCTTCGAGTTGATTTTTCAAGTTATCAGGCTTCTTTGGATCATCTCCTCCGACTTTCAGCCCGTCTTTGTTAGCAACACCTCCATTTCTGGGTATCTTATTAAGGTTGCTCTTAAGACTAGCTAATTTCTCCTCTAGCGTTTTCTCTTTGACTTCTTTCGCAGTCTTTTGTTTACTCGCGCTTGAGTTGTCGACCTTTTTCTTCTTGGCTCGTCTATCCTTCTTAGACAATCCATCTCCATCAGCACTCTCTATGTCTGAGTTCACCGGCTTACATTCACCGCACCTATATCCGGTCATAGTACAAATCGCACATGCACTCTTAAGTTTTGGTTCTGGTTCGGTTTTAACATAACTATCGTCATCATCTTCTCGTCGCCCTTTACTTTTCTGCTGGCCGACTTTGTGATAATGAAATGGTTCTGTACATCCTACTACATCACATTTAACAAAATTGTTCATGTCCTCCATGTACTTCTTCTTGGCAATCCTTGCGGCAGCTGGATCCTTCGGCTTATCGCTCTTAGGTTTTTGTGTCCACTGCTTCTTGTCATGCCAATGACCTGTGCGCTTACAATCGACACCAATCGCACACGGAGTAAATGAAACTCCGTTCCCTTTCTCGACATCATCACTGTTCGTCCATTCTCCGTTATTTCCGTTTAAAGAGGACTGTATTTCAAAAATTGAAATCTCCCCTCTAAACAACATGAGGCTCAAGTTTTCGAAATAATATTGCACTACTCCATCTTCATCTTCGAAATCTCTAACGAACGGTGGTGTAGGTACATTTGCCGGGTAAAAATTTAAGAACCAACGGATGGAAATGACAGGATAATATACAATTTCTCCATCGTCACGTACGAACGCTACCAAATTCGTTAACCTAAACGGATCTGGTGTGTTCCTACTGCTTAATGAATAATCGTCACTATTTGTCCACTCCCCTTGATTCCCATTCAAACTCGAAGCAATCTTCACTTTCTTAACTGGTGCTTCTACTAAACGTAAGTATGGTCTGAACATTTTATCAATGTCTTTATTAATGAAATGCGATGGTACGAATTCGCTAATGACCTCCAACTTCTGGCGTAGCGTCTTCCACTGTTTTTGCTTAAAGACGTGATCGTTCCAAGCTCGCTCAAACCGGTAGTCTTCTACACCAGTAAAAGACATTCTTTTAGAATTGACCTTTTCAAACCATAAACGCTTCGACTTGATTGATGTCTCATCGATTGCTTTTGGTAGATCGTTATCCTTAATAAAAGTCCTAACTGGCAACTTTCTGACCGGTGGAGCTTGCTGTCGCACTAAAAACCCCGCTGACTTCAAAACTTTCGCAGAAATGTTAGACGTATCTCCGAAAAATATCAATTCAGGAGGTCTATCATAATTCATTCGTATTTCGTTTATCGTGTCAACTTCGACCTTTGTATTTGTCATAGTTGTAAATTTACGACTCATAACTGGTCCGGTTTCTTGCAACAACGTTCTCATCTTATCGTCGCTACAGCATCCTTGTTCGAACACTCTAATGGCAGTGGTGTCGACAAAACGCGTCCATGTGATGTACTCTCGAACCATACGGTAATACTTCTGTGCCGTTTGTAAATTGAGATTCCATCCTGATGGGGGAGTCTGATAGCGGCGTCGGAAGTCAAACATAAATGCCTCTTCTGTAACAACCATGCCGCTATAACGTGACCGAGTGTGCCTAATATATCTAGCCATATAAAAGGCTGTGATATCTGCAAAAGTGGCGTCCTTTTGCTTCTGTGGCACGATGGCGTCCCAATCTCGCACGTCTTCATGCAACGCAGTCAAGTCTAACATAGACTTCAACTTAGCGTAGACAGACTCCAATTGTCTATGCTCTTTGCGTTCGGGGGTTGTCCGCCTCCCCCAACCAGATTTGTGAGACTGAATAGGTGGCATCTTCGCTCCAACCTTCTTCACTCTCTGGGGATTATCTCCCCTGTCGACTTTCTTTCCTTTCTTCTTGCCGACAACAACAGCCTCCTTTGAACCCCGATAATGGTTCGTAACTTTGGCTCCCTGGCCTGTAAATCCACTCAGCTTCGCGTCATTATACACTTGGCGTTTGCCTTGTACTTTGTCGCGATTTTTGCCCATGATTGTTAAATTTGGTTCAAACTAGAACCGTGGTAACCACACTCAAATACGTTTAACACCCGCCGGTGGTGGCCGAAGCCATGGTTACCCAACCAAATGCGTTTAACACTCGCCAGTGCTGAATGGAATAGTACTTCCTCTATATACAAAAGACAATATATACAATGTTTACAATGAGGTATAATACAAATTTACAGTAGAAGTGAAGCGAGTCCAGACTCCAACGCTGGTATGGCGACTTTCTTAGCCGTCCGTGCTGCAATCTTAGCAGCCTCGCCTACAATTCCCCACAAACCCTTACCATGATGTGTAGCTTTAATAGCCGGCATATTCTCAACAATACTTGAAACAATACCTAAATCGTCCATGTGAGCGGAATTATGTGTGGCAACTGGGTCTGCCAAAACTCCACTATATTCCACGTGCTGAATGATTTCAACATGAATCCCTGCACTAGGTTGTAAGCCAGAAATGGCTATAACTCCTGGTGGTGATCCAATGTTTACTCCTCCTTCAGCATATGCGACTTGAGTGTTGCCCAATCCTGCGAGTAAATTCGACTGACTATACGGATAGATGATCTGATAATTCGACGCACCTACATCTGTGGCAGAATATTCTCTCTCTGTAGGGAGTACCGGGTATAAATTTAGTTCACAAGGTTTTCTAGAAACATTCGAAATGTCTGTATCTATATACGATGCAATACCATTAATACCAAGCGGTCCTCCACCACTCTGATTGATATTCATATTCTCATGCCGCGGTGAGTGGTAACAGTAAAACAACCCTGATTGATTTAAGGTTGTCCCTGTATAGTTCACTCTCACGCCATAAGACACAACTCTCCCCGTTATTGAATGTGATCCAGCTGCTTCGTTCGACGTTAGCTGAGTTTGCGTGTACGGTAAATTAGAAAATTTGTACAACGTAGTGACTCCAGCTAAAGCGCTATTAGAAAGCGTGTTGGATGCTGACAATAAAAACGGGGAACCAGTTGCCGTAGATCCGGTGGTGTAAACAATACATCCTACTCCGTCGTTCGCCAAACATGGTATGGGGTAAATAAATATTGTTCCAGTTGCAGTAGCAGCGATGTCAAATCTAAGAAAACTGGTTTCTTTTTGTGACGGCTGTGATGACAACATTGGAATACAACATCCTTTACTCTCCGGAGCGAATGGCATAGCCACGCCTGACAAGAATCGCATTCCACATAAAGATAGTGAAACGGCGCTTTTTGCGCTTTTCTTCGATTTCTTGCCTTTAGTCTTTCCCGTGACTATTGACGCCATATTGCTCGGTGGGGGCCGACCAGAAGACTTCTTCTTCTTGCCGGTCTTAATCCTCGGTTTCATAACTACAAGCTTGTTTTTCTTACTCATAATGTTTAAAACGGTCAAATTCTTGACCAATGTAACCAAAGACAAAAGCGTTTTACACCCGACGGTGACGCGACTTCCTCATACGAGCCAACCTGTCGCGTTGTCAAGACGAAAGCGCCTTCCTAGGT